TCTTATCATGTTTTTTTCCTCCTCAGACTGAGGTCTTTTAGGAAACATCATAGCAAAGCTAGGAAATACTGAATTTTGGATATTACTTTTAGCAAAGTAGCTAAGTTCACCTGATAAGAAAGCAAAGTTTAGAGCTGAGGTGTATTGAGGTAATGGATAGTAATCCTGTCCAATACATTCTACTTCATATACAAATAGTTGCTCATAATCTCTAGAGGTAGGTGAGTATCTCCTTATCTCCTGTACTCCAATCCTACTAGCCCAATCATCACAGATATAGTATCTCTTTCTATCTAAATTTACTCTAAGTTTCTCAGGGGATAGATTGACTATCTTTGTGAGCTTCATCTTATCATCAAAACATAGCTTGAAATATACTCTATTATGTAGTATCAGTTGCTGAGTTACTGCAGGAACTACCTTTTTTATGTTTAATTTTCTCTCTAATGTATATAGCTCTAGCTTATCCTGTGGAGTAAGTCTATCAGCCACTATATTAAATCCACCACCTACAGCTGCATTCACTTTATACCCTACAATAGAGCCATGTAATGGACTGCTATAGAATATCTGATTGAGTAGCTCAGGGAATAGGTTATCCTGCCCAAAGGGAATGTATCCATTAGTCTGATTCCTACCATTAACATAGGGTAGAGTTAGATTTGCACCTCCTACCTTTAGGAATGGAGTAGAGAATGATTGATATCCCTCTACTATTTCATGCTTTACTGTTTTAAAAAAGTCTTTTAATGCCATAATTACTCATAAATTGATGATACTATTGGTCCTGATACTACCATCCTACCCTCTTCAATCACTACTCCTGTAGAGTTAGCAATAGTTGGAGGTGTGGTACTTGACTCATAGATGCTGTATGTATACTGTCCTTTGACTAGTTCCAAATCTACAGGCTCATCTAGCTCAAACTGATTGAATCTTTCAGGATAAGCTGATAGATCAGCAGTGTAGAATGTAATAGGTGCAGACAGCTTATCCATTTCATTCTGAAAAACAAATAAATAATAAGGAGTAGGCAGTGTACTTACCTCAGTTAGGGTAAGGATAATCTGATTGACCTCATCTTTCTTTATGTATATCATATAACTATATTATACTAAGGTCAAAAAATGTTTAAAAAAAAAGCTCTACAATATGCAGAGCTTTAATTATTAGGGTGTTAAGGTTAAATATTATTATTTACAGCAGCTTCAGTTATTGTCCACGCTAGGTGGTCAGCTTCTGCAAGTAGTGTAACACTGTACTTAGATCCATCAGCACGAGCTGTGCCTGATCCTTCTCCTGTAGCAGTTAATTGTAGGTTCTCAAAGTACCAATACAATCCATTAGCATCTAATACTAATGCACTTAAGTATCTTTGACCTGAAGCTAAGATATTAATAGCTTCTGACTTAGCAGCATCTCTTCTATTAAACATAAGAGTAATAGTCTGAGTTACAAATGTAGAGCCATTAATTAAATCTGATGCAGTCTCTTCTGTATAATTACCTGTATTTCTATTGATTTCAAATTCAGTATAATTTACAGATGAAGCTAATGTAGTTACCTCACCATTTACTGCAACAACAGGATCAGTAGTGATATTCTCCTGATCATTTAACCATATTTTTCTAATACCACCTGTGTTGTTGTCACAGGATTTTGTTATCGTTTCTAATGCATCGCATCCTAAAGGCATAATATAAGTTTTAAGTAAAGGGAGCTTTCACTCCCTTAGATTTATAAATTAGTTAATTAAGATGCAGAGTTGTAGAATACAATCTCATTCCCATTAACATGAGTAAATCCTACTTTCATATTTGCACGAGTTCTGATTACAGGCTCAGCAACAGTATCAGCTAAATTGATAGCTCGTAATGCTTTACCATCTCCCTCAGCATCAAATGCATAAATGAAATTTTGGCGAGGTGATGCAACAATCTTAGAAAGACTTAACATACCTGGACACAATACCATCTTAATACCTAAGTAAGTAAAGTCTAGAGCTTGTGTTAAGTTAGCCTGAGTGTTTGATGCAGCAACAGCAGCACGATAAGCAGTAGCTACAGGAGAAGATACATAGAATCTTAACTCTTCTTGATTAGCAATTACAGCAGGAGGGATAGCAGCATATACTAAAGCTAATTTCTCAAGTACATTTGCAGGAGTAATAGCTGGAGGTGTAGCTCCACCTACTTCAATTACATTAGCTGAATCAGCTACCAATCCTTTGATATATCCATCACATAAAGCTAAAGCAGCAGTACCTGATGCAGTATCACCTGACCATCGTAATTTCTCAATGTTCTCAGCGATTGTCTTAGACATCTCATTCCAATAGTAATCCATGAAAGATGCTACAGAGAAATCACCATTAGATCCTTTAGTCATTTGTAAAGATACAAAAGACTGCTCTAATTGGAATTGACAAATCTCAGCCATAGCTGATAATCCACATACATCAATCTCTACAGATGCAAGTTCGTCAGTTGAAGAGTTCCATCCACAGTTCTCAGCTTGTAAAACTTGACCAAATACTACATTAGAGATTTTAGTCTTATACTTTACTCCTGGTAGTGTACGATAGTTGTCTACTACTTCCTCATTCAAATAAGCTCGGCTATAAAATGCCTCACTGTTAGCTTGTAATAATGCAGATGCATCAATGTCCAAGTCAAATTTTAATTTTCTACTCATTTTTTTTGTTTTTTATTTATTAGTTATTGTTTAAAAATTTACTTACCATACTAAATTTATCATGCTGTGATAATTTAGTAGCTTCTACTTCTACCACTTCCTCACCTTCAGACATTACTTCCTCCATGTGATTTCTTAAATCAGCTATCATTGCTATAATAGCATTGATTTGCTCATCAATTACAGGTTGTACTATAGCTAGTATAGCTTCAGCATCAGCAGCAGGATCTATAGCCATCTCTTCTGTGGCAGGTGTCTCTGTAACTACTTCTTCTTCTACTACTGTCTCTAGTGCAATCTCTTCTGTCATTGCTTCTTCTTCAACAACAGGTGCATCTTTTATCTCAGTAACTTCTCCATCAACAACGATGTAGATCTTACCCTCGATTAGATGTTCTCCATCAGGTAACTTCATACTATATTTATTATTTAATTGATTACTTAGTTTTAAGCCTAGAAATCCCTCTATTGAGAAACCTATCTGCTCATTCTTTACTAGCTCATTATAGTACTCTTTATCAGTTACCTGAGCTGTTACCATTAATGTGCCTTTAGGTACTTCAATACCATAGCTTGAGTAGGCTTTATCTTTCTTAGGATCTTCTACTATCCATGCCTCAAGTACATAAGCAGGAACTGTCTTATCAGTATCATGCTCTAGGTTAAAGACATTTCTATTAGATAGGTCCTGCATAAATTTAGAATGTATCTGCTCAATAGTCTCAGCTGTAAATTGTACATAATACTCCTCATCATTCTCATCATTCCTATATATCTCCATAGGGATCATGGCAGGAGCTACTACTCTATACTTCAAGTCATCTGAGAAAAACAATTTTTTGTTCTCACTAAATGCCATCCCTTTAGTAACAATAGCAGGAGTTGAGGTGAAAGCTATCTGCTCTATACCTAACTCTTCACCATCTGAATACTCAGGATCTATTGTTATTTTATAGATTGGTATATCTTTTGTCATAACTATATTATATTTTTTTTATATTTGTTCAAAAATTAAAACTATGATAGAATTATTCGGCAAAGAAATCCCATCTAAGATGGATGAATTAACATTAGAGCAGTTCCAAAAGATATCTGCTATCCATAATAATGAAGAGTATGATACTCTTGAGAAACACTGTAAAGTCTTTGAGTACTTAGGCATTACAGAGGATGAGATGGATGTGGACTTTGACCTGTTCTTAGCTAATGTTAAGGAGTTTAATAATAATAACTATACTCATAAAGATACAGTAGAAGAGATAGAGCTAGAGGGATATACTTATAAGGCTGAGATGAAGCTCTCAGTGAAAGATAGTAGGATTGTTGAAAAGATTGTTAAGAAAGATAATAAAGAATATATATCAGACATTATGGCTCTTATGTTCAAACGAACTGACTTGACTAATACTGAGCATTATGATCCTGCACATCTTAAACACAAAAGTAAACTATTCAGCAAGCTCAAAGCAGATATCTCTATCCCTTACCTTACCTTTGTAACTAACAAAATCACTAGCCATGCACAATCACAAACTACCAAAGCAGTGGAGTCAGATATCAGTATCTCAGTTCCTGGAGCTGAGGAGTCTGAGCAGTGAGGATGGAATGTTTAACTATCAGATTGATGTACTTTCTGCTTTAACAGATAGCAATATCTCTGACTTTGAGGACCTAGATATAGATGAGCTAGGTAAATTGACTGAGCAGATTAAATGGATACAGTCAGAGCCATCTAGGAGGTATAAGAATAAGATAGATAAGTATGTGCTTAAGCCTTATTCTAAACTATCACTAGGTGAGTTTATAGACCTAGAGCATTACTTCTCTAATAACTACCTAGACCATTTCTGCCATATCTTAGCATTACTGTACAGGAGGACATCTAAGAATGTTTATGGTGATGACATTATAGAGCCTTATGACTATAGCCCTAGAGATAGATTAGATTGGTATTTAGATTACCCTATCACTGATGTTTATGGATTGATACCTGAGTATCTAAAGTATAGAGAGAACTTTACTAATACCTACACTAATCTACTATCAGATGTAGTACCTGATGACGAGGTGCTTGAGGATGCTGATGAGATCAAAGAGCAGAAGAGAGAACAGCAAAAGCAAAAGTTCGCATGGGAATCTACTATCATGGCTCTATGCAATGATGACTTAAGTAAGTTCAATAGTATCTTAGAGATGCCTGTAGTGTTAGTCTTTAATATCTTAGGAATGAAAAAAACTTTAGACTAGTAATCTAATGTACCTGTAAAGTCACCGAATAAAGGTAAGAAATCAAAGAATACATCCTGACCTCTTTCTACTATATTAACAGCATCTAAGATAGGATAAGTATTCAGTAAGTATTCAGTGTACTCTGCAAAGATTTCAGAGTATATATCTGCATCATATAATGCTACATTAAATTTATAGACTAGATCATAAGGTGCTATACTAATAGTGCCATTATTAAGAAAGCCAAAGTAATAAGCTGCAAGAATTTGTATTCTAAGATTTGACTTATCTGTTATCTCTGCATTGATTCGTACTGAGTCTACTAGAGTACCTGTATCTACTAGACCATTCTCTCTAATAACTTTCTTAAGGATGTTAGCCATCCTATTTCTCATCCTGTACTTAATGTTATATGCCATAACTATATTATACTAAGTATTAAATTTGTTCTATTTGCATAGTCACTTCTCCATTAGGACAAAAAGTATTATACACATGATAAGGCATCTCTAATCTTACCCTGTTATCTCCATTATCAAAGTATGTACCGTATTGAGTAAAGTCAGAGTCTTGAGCATTAGCATTACACATAGCTACAAAATCAAACATATTACCTGAATAAAGACCTGTTTGAACATCCCACTGTACTCCATTACAAAAGAAAATTATACTGTTTGAATTAAAAGTTTCAGGATCTATCGCCTGACTATAAGCTGTATATATTTTTTTAGGGATAGGACAGTTGGTCCATGATGGAATCACTACTGATAAATTCATCTGCCACCCTGCAGCATAGTCTAATAGATCATTATTCAATGGTATAAAGATAGGCTGTCCATCTATATCAAAGTCATAGTCATCTGAGAATGTAAATTCTAGATATAGATCCTGGAGTATCTGCTGAGTATCTGATAAGATAGTAGTGATGTTAGCTCTATCCATCTGAATAATATCAAAGCAATATATCTCTAAATTAAAGATAGAGACATTCTGATAAGGAGTAACTCCTGTAGGTACTACATATACTAGTGGATACTTCTCATCCTTAGTAGCAAAGTTCACCATTTGCTCTTTAAAGTCTGAGCCTACCTTTTTAACTTGCAGGTGATTGTCATAAAATGTGACAATCTTATCTACTATGGATTGATAGCTTATCATAATACTGAATTATTTTGTATGTTATTAATATGATTCTGTGATGCTGTTATCTCAGTCTCAGATACTACTGCTGTCACTGTTATGTTATTAGAGCCACCTCCTGCATTCACTTGACTACCTGTATTAGCTTGACCAAATAGACTAGGTCCTCCTGATGGTGCTACTGCTGTAGTAGATGGTGTAGGAGTATTAGTGCTAGGAGCTGTACCTGATGTAAATGTAGTAGATGCTATCTTAGCTATGTTAGTTGCTGATGTAACTGCAGCAAATGCTAGTGATGCTATACCTGCAGGATTAGGTACAGGACCTATAGCTATTGGTGAGGATGCTAGGGATGCTGTAATAGCTTTACCTGCATCTACTATTGCACCTGCTAACTGCATTGACTTATTAAGTTGGAATTGTTTTCTAAGTAGTGCCTCCTCCTCTTTACTACCTTTCTTAACTTTCTTAAGTTTATTCTCCATAGCCAGGTTAGTGATACCCTCAATAGCTGAAAGAGATTGACCTGCATAATCTAGAGCTGCATCTGCAGTCTTTAACTGCTCTGCTCTTTTTTTCTCCTCTGTCTCTTTGACAATAGCTAGTTCTTTATCTTTAGCATCTTTAGTGATATCAGCTAGACTAGTCTCTAGTTCAGTCTTAAGTTGTTTTAGTAATGGATCTCCCTCTTTTAATAAAGCTACTTTCTCATCAAATGCTGCTAATAAAACTGCTTTCTCATAATCTGCAGTAAGTATTAACTGCTTAACTTTATCCTGCTCATTAGCTGCAGTAAGTCTCTGAATCTCTAAGTACTTCTCATCCTCTAATTTAATAGCAGCTGCAGCATCTTCTTTAGCTTTCTCCTTAGCCTCATCTATAACTTTCTGCTTAGCCTCAGCATCTTTTAGATTAATATTATTAATCTCATTCATTCTCAATATCTCAAGCTCACTAGTATCTTTCTTATACTTTACAGCCTTAGCTATTAGCTCAGCATACTTTGCCTCTACAGCATTTTTCTCTACAGTGATAGCATCTAGTGTAGCATCTAGATTAGCCTGTCTAGCTTTGTCAATTTCTTTCTGTATCTCATCTCCTCCTGTATCTTTTGCCTTAACAGGCTTAGGCTCTTTAAATTTAGGCTCTTTAAATGGCTTAGGCTCTTCAATTTTAACATCACTTTTTTTATCTTTCTTTAAGCCATCCATGTACTGAGTATTATACATGACTTTCCTACTAGATACAGCGTTTAGTATTAATTGATTCTCTACCTCTAGCTTATCTTTTAGTGCCTGGATTTCAGCTTTACTAGCA